CGAGTCGAGATCTTAGATGGCAAATTTTAGCGAAACAGTTAATCCAACACCGTTTGGTTTTTTTGATTCAGACAATGAATTTCAAACCGAAGCTGACAACATGGTCAACTTTGTGAAGAGAAAACTGGGTGACGATGTCTTGTCAGTTGAACTGACAAAGAAAGAAATTTGGGCATGCTTTGAAGAATCTTGTTGTGAATATAGCAAGCATATTCATGAGATGAAAATAATGTCTGAATTATCAAGCATTTTAGGCATGCCCACAGGATCCACAGATCTAACAAATAAGTACACAAGAAACACACTGGAGTTCTTACTGAGAATGTCAGATGCGTATGCTTCTGAGGCATACATCGGTGGTGCGCAGAATGCACAGCTGGGTTATTTTGATATTGAAAAAGATAGACAAGACTATGACATCTATACTGATCTTAAAGATGCAACCACTGAACAGGTAATTTATCAGACTATTCCAAGCGGATCGAAAGGTAAGTTAAAAGTTGTTGAACTTTTTCATTTTGAACCGATTGCTGCGCAGCACTTTTTGCTGAATGCTTCAAATATCACAAACTATCTTGCGACAAATTTCAATTACGAGTCATATATCAACTCTACTGTATTCTATGTTCTACCTGTATTTGAAGATGTGCTTAGAAGAGGTATGTTAGAGACTGCATTTAGAGTAAGAAGGTCGCAGTACAGCTATCAAATTCTGGGCAGTAAATTAAGACTTTTTCCTATTCCCGCTCTCGAATCGCAGATCGGAAGAGTGTACTGCAAAGTGATGGAAAGTCAAAATCCAATTAAGCCTACTGCATACACTGATGATTCAATCTATGGCGTGTCTGGTCCTGAAAATGCGCCATATAGCAATATTCCTTTTAAGAACGTGACACAGCCCGGTCGACAATGGATCAGACAGTATACGCTCGCGCTGAGCAGAGAATTACTGGGTCTTATTAGGTCCAAGTTTCAAACTATTCCCATTCCGAATGCAGATTTACAGTTAAACGGCGAAAATTTAGTTAGTACAGGCAGAGAAGACAAAGACAAATTAGTCACACAGCTTAAAGAATTTTTGTCAAATCTAACTAGATCCAAGCTCCTTGAAGTAGACGCTCTTGCTGCTGAGAACATGAACAAGAATCTGAGATACATTCCAATGCCACTCGGCAAATCAATCGTCATAGGATGATGAAAGTTTATTATGGCACGCTTATTCATTACACAGAGAGAGCTCAATTTCATCTCCGACATAACTAAAGAGATCGTGAAGGATGTCGTAGGACAAAAAATCTACTACTACCCTATCTCAGAGCTGAAGACTAAGACACACACAATCTACAGAGAGTCTGTTAAGAAAATTTATGATAATCCTATTGAGATTGAATGCTTTGTTGACGCTAATTTCCAGCAACCGACCAAGATAGACAAATTTGGAATTGATAAGCAGTTTATGCTTGAAGTTTTCATACAATACAGAGACTTGGTTGACAAAGGAATTAACGTTAATATTGGTGATTTTTTCTCTTTTGATGAAAATTTTTATGAAATAACTGAAGCCGTAATTTCAAGAAACATCTATGGCATGCCTGAACACAAAGACGGAATCAAGCTAATTGGTACTAAGTCTCGCGAAGGTTTATTTAAAGCACCATTTAAGGGACCGATAGATATTTCTCACACAGATGATGATGCTGTTCAAGTTAATTTTGAGCAACAAAGAGGAAATGTCTTGGATTCTGAAGGTAATCCAACCGGAGACAAGAGAGATCTTAGAGAAACAGGCATTCTTGATGCGCCAATTGACGGTGTGCGAAAAATTAAAACATCTTTCTATGACGAGTGATTATGGCTACTAGATTTAAATCATATAGTAAGAAAAATTTTGGAATTTCACCCTTAAAAACAGGGTATGAAAAGTCTAGTGGTACGCCTGATATTTTTATCAATTCTTGCGGTTTAGAAGATGTAGACATTGCAATTTTTAATCTATTTGAAAAAGAGATAATTCCGCAGGTTGGAGGAATGGACTCCACGCAAGTCGATAAGGTTCCAATTATTTTTGCTGCTGGTGAAAAATGGGCGATGCTCAAAAAGGGCCTTCCAATAAGAGACAATACTGGCACACTAATCATACCGTTAATATCAATAATGAGATCAGAAGTAATTCAAGACATCTCAAGCGACATTAACAATCGAGGCATTAATCAGCAAGTTGGTGAAATCATAGTTAGAAGAAGACTTGATAAATCAGATAGGGATTATCAGGCTCTAATTAATAAATTACTTGTAAAGAATCAGAGCAACTTAGCTGTCAATATAAATGACTCAAGAAATGATAATCAAGTTATTGCTGAAAGAAAATTAGGCACAGATCTGTCTGACCCTGATTTTTCACAAGGCGCACTGCTTAAACCCAAATTGCTTAATAATGTTTTTGAGACAATTGTTGTACCAACACCCCAGTTTTATACTGTCAAATACCAGGTCACTGTTTGGACACAATACATGCAGCATGCTAACCAAATTTTAGAAAAGATTATTTCTTCTTTTCTTCCGCAGAGCCAGTCGTGGCGTTTAGATACAGACAAAGGTTACTGGTTTGTAGGAACTGTAGAAGGAGGAGCCTTTAATATAGAGACGAGTTTTGAAGACATGTCAACAACCGAGAGGTTTATTAAGCATACTTTTACAGTCTCTGTTCCTGCTTATTTTTTTGCAACTCAGACGCCTGGTGCTCCTGTTCCTCTTAAAAGATATATTTCGTCTCCTGTAATTGAGTTTAAAAATTTGTCTACCGGATCAGTAGATCTTACACAAGGACAACCTGACAACAAATATTCGTTAGGATCTGATGATCCTACGCTTCCGCTTGACGTGCAAAAAAATGTTCTTGATGATCAACGTGATGTAGGCTGGAGATTACAAAAAATTCATCCATTTGTTACGTCGCATGATGCAACAGATCCTCGAAATACCAAGACAGAAAGTGCAGAAGATCCTGCTTACTCTTCAGCTCCAAGAGGCTACAATTACATTAAATCAAAGAGCACAAATATTAAAGGTGAAACTGTATACTCTGGTGCAGATTTACGAGGAATTGAAATTCTTCTGATTAGTGACGACTAAGGCAATATTTACTGTACGCTATTTGTTAAGGAGTTAAACAATGTCAGAGCAGACTTTTAAGTCGCCCAACTTTTATGAGCGAGAAATTGATCTTTCATCAGCAACAGCAGGAGGTCCGACAGGAGTACCGGCATTAATCATTGGCACAGCCAACAAAGGACCGGCATTCGTCCCAGTCACTGTCGTGAATTTTACTGAGTTTACTGAAGTATTTGGTAATCTCGACCCAGATAAATTTGGCCCCTATGCTGCTAATGAGTTTTTAAAGAATAGATCTGCTCTATCATATGTAAGAGTTCTAGGAGCAGGAGCAAATTCAACCGAAGCTCACATCACAGCAACCAAGAGCTATGGCACTGTTAATAATGCAGGATTTAGCCTAGCAGGTACAGCACACGCTGATAGCCGCCACAAAGGATGTGTACAGTTCTTAGTTGCATCTCACGATATTGGAACCTATGAAGGTTCTTCTGCTCCTGTATTTTCTGACAATGACACATTTACTGGACAAACGTCTGTTAATCTTGTCAGAGCTTTATTAATGACTCCAAACACATCAAGAATCATGGTGACAGCCTCACATGGATCAATTAGCCATGCTTCTTTCTTGCCCACAACTTCAATTGATGATGATGCAGATTTAATCTCTGGCAAATTTAAGCTAATCATTTCTTCTACTTTAGGTACATCTTTCTCGGAGACCGATAGCATCCCAGGTGTTAAGGTTCTGACTGCGTCATTAGACCCATCAGACAAAGATTACATCGGAAAGATTCTAAATACAGATCCTGATAAGTTCTATTCAGAACAGCATTATCTTCATGCTGACTTCGCAATTGACAAAGCTATTGCATATGCAAGCGGAAGTGCACAAAATAGAGTTGCAGTTCTTTCAGGGTCTGCAAATACTTCAGCGTCGGGAGATTCTTCTAAGACCTTTAGAGAAGTTTTTGGTTCATACAACACAAGATTTACTTCACCAAAAACTTCTAAGTTTATCTCACAGCCTTTCGGTAAGTCTGAATACGACTTATTCCACTTTGAGTCAATTGATGACGGTGAATATGCAAACGAGCTGTACAAGGTTTCAATATCTAATCTAAAGGCATCAACCAATGATGCTGATAGATACGGTACTTTCACTGTGCAGATTAGAAGCTGGTCGGATACTGATCAGACAACACAGATTATAGAGCAATTTTCTAACTGCTCCTTGAATCCCGACTCTCCAAATTACGTTGCAAAGCTAGTTGGAGATAGAAAGGTTTACTACAATTTTGATTCAGTAATTCCAGGTGAGAAGAGATTAGTTGCAACTGGCAAGTACCCAAATCGCTCAAAGTACGTCCGAGTTATAATGGACAGCCTAGTTGAAAATAAGCAAGTTCCTGAGAATTCTTTACCGTTTGGTTTTAGAGGTCTCAATACGCTTAAGGTTAATCCAAATGTTATTGCGACAACTGCTCTAGCATCTAGCAATTCTCGCTTAGGCGGTAAACTTTCATCATCTTGGATGAATCTTTCTTCATCATTCTTGCCACCAATTCCAATGAGATTCAAGGTGACAAGAGGAGAAATGGCAGCATCGCCATCTTTCATTGGTCAACCAGGCAACTCTGAGATAGCATACCCAGCACTTTACTGGGGTGTTAAATTCGAGAGAGATAGCGTTAATTCAAATCCAGCATCAACTGCACTATTGAATCCAAACGTTGTCACTGAGAAGAATAACTTACTTTCTTCTTTGACAAAGTTTGTTGGTATTGAAAAACTTGACGCGCTGGTTACGGGCTCAACAACAGACTTGCTCAACAACAATAAGTTCTCACTTTCCAATGTTATACTGTATAACACGGCAATCTCTGATTTGACAAGCTCAGTTAACAATCACATGAAAGAAGCAGCTTATATAAGAAATGCAGTACTTGATAGTACAAAATACACATACGCTGAGTCGGGTAGAAATAGAATTACTTTGGCAACGCTTCTTTTTTCAGGTACAGCGTCTGAATTCAATAGATTCTCAACATACGCTAAGTTTACAAATTTAATGTATGGCGGTTTCGATGGTACCAATTATCTTGAAAGAAACGCAAGAAGATTAAATGACAAATCTGTGTCGTTTGATTCAGGCGGTGGAGCTGCTGCTAGCAACGACATTGTTGGTTTCTCTAGCAATCCGTCAGGACAGAACGTTGATAACAACGGCGTCGCTTCTTATTTAACAGCAGTTAATATTGCAACTGACCCAATGATTGCTAACAACAATATTCTAGCAATTCCTGGCATCAGAGAGCCGTTCATCAATGACAATACAATGTCAAAGGTTCGTGATTACGGTCTTGCATTGCACGTCATGGATATACCGAATTATGATGATTCAGGAACAAGACTCTATGATGATTCATCTGCTAAACCAAATATCGAGAGGGTGAGCAATGAGCTCGATGTTAGAAACATTGACAATGATTACGTGTCAACTTATTTTCCAGACATATTCATAGATGATCAAACCAATAGACGAAGAGTCAAGGTGCCGGCATCAGTCGCTGCACTTGGTGCTCTTGGCTTTAACGATAGAATCTCATATCCTTGGTTTGCTCCTGCAGGTTTCAATCGTGCAGCTCTTGACTTCGTGACAAACGTTGCAGTGCGTCTCAACGTCTCTGATAGAGATCGTCTATACGAATCAAGAATTAATCCAATCGCAACATTCCCAAGACTTGGATTCGTTATCTTTGGACAAAAGACTCTAAAGATTAATAAATCAGCACTTGATAGAGTCAATGTTCGACGCTTAATGCTTGAGATCAAGAGAATCGTTATCGAAATTGCACAAAGAATTGTGTTCGAACAAAACTCACCAGCTGTTCGTAACAAGTTTGTTGCAGACGCCTCATTCCAGCTCGGATTAATACAAGTTCAAGCAGGAATTGAAGGATTCCAAGTCATCATGAATGAAACAAACAACACACAAGAAGACGCCGACCTCAACCGCCTCAATGGAAGAATCGTCGTTGTACCAACAAGAGTTGTTGAATTCATCGCAATTGACTTCATCGTAACAAATAGTGGTGTTCAGTTCGTGTGAAATTGAGTTTTAAAGAATAGTTAGTTAGTAATTGGAGAGCTTAAATGGCAAAACTAAAGTTCGGCAGCGCAGGCGTAACAGCTAGAGAAATTGACCTTACAGGACCCACAACGCAAGAACCGTTAGGTATTCC